AAAGACAAAGTAGGTACTGAAGGCGGTCAGACTTCCCTTTTAAAAATGTGGAAAGAGCCTGCCACAAGCGACAAACTAAAAGAGATATTTGGCAATGATTACCGCAAATTTGCGGCTGATGTGGCGCGTGAGGCTCGATTAAAAGAGATTGAAAGCGTAGGCAGAGGGGCGCAAACAGCACAAAGGTTAATGGCGGCTGAAGACGATGCGTTGAGAAACACAGTTCAAGCGGGTCAAGCGGTTGGCTCGGCAGTTCAAGGCAATCCAATTCAAGCATTTAGCACTTTAGAAAAGTTATTTAGCAAAGCAAGCACCCCAGAAACAACGCGCAATGAAATTGCCAAACTTTTACTCCAAAAAGGCCCATTTGCTCAAAAGACAATTCGTGAATTGCCAGAGCAAGTTCGTCAATACAATGAGCAGTTAGCAAGGCAAGCAGCTATGGCTAACGCAATTGCACAACAACCACAGAGGTAAATATGTCGTACAACGGAAGTGGAACATTTAACATCAACACTACTGGTCAACCAGTAGTAGCAGGCACAGTCATATCGTCTTCAGCGTTTAATGCGTTGACTACTGACCTAGCCACAGGACTGACAACCGCCATCACCAAGGACGGACAGACCACTACAACGGCTCGCATTACCTTTGCCCAAGGCATTACTTCTAGCCTAGTAACGGACTCTTCTAGCGTTTCCACAGGCTCGATCATTACTGGTGGTGGTGTAGGTATAGCCAAGGCTTTGTATGTGGGTACAACGGCTAATGTGGCGGGTGCTGTGACGCTTGGCGGTATAGCAACCTTTAGCGCACAACCAATCTTTTCTAGTTTGACAGCATCTAGCGCGGTTGCTACGGATGCGTCCAAAGGTTTGGTAAGCGTCACTAACACGGGTACTGGTAACAATGTATTGGCTACTAGTCCTACTTTGGTTACTCCTATTTTGGGAACTCCTCAAAGCGTAACGCTTACAAGCGCAACGGGATTGCCTTTGTCTACTGGTGTAACAGGAACACTTCCTGTTGCTAATGGCGGTACTGGATTAAGTTCTATTGCACATACAGTCACTGTTTACACAAGTGGTTCGGGTACATATACAACGCCTGCAAATGTAAAAGCCATTTGGGTTAGAGCCGTTGGCGGTGGCGGTGGCGGTGGAAGTAATGGCGCATCTGGTCAAAATTCAGGCTCTACTGGTGGTAGCACTACATTTGGATCATTGACGGCATCTGGTGGTTCTGGTGCTTTTTATAACGCTTCAGGCGGTGGTGCAAGTGGTGGTGATATAAATTCTGCTGGTAGTTCTACTGGAGTGCCAGGTAATACCAGTCCATCAGTAACTCAGGGCTTTGGTGGTGCTGGTGGCTCTTCAATGCTTAGTGGCGGTGGTTTAGGTGGCACTAATGGTGGAAATGCTGGTAACGCCCCTGCTTTAGGTTACGGGGGTGGAGGTGGAGGTGCTGGAACAAACAGCACTTACATTGCTATGGCTGGCGGTGGTGGTGGTGGTTATACAGAAAAACTAATTAACTCACCAAGTGCAACATATTCCTATGCTGTGGGTGCTGGCGGTGCTGGCGGAACTGGTGGCGGCACAGGCGGTGGCGTGGGTGGTGATGGTGCTGCTGGTGTAATTATTATCACGGAGTACTATGTATGAGATACGCAATTGTTAAAGATGGTGTGGTTGTCAATATCATTGAATATGAGTCACAACCTACTACACCCCCTGCGGGTTTTTTAGAAGGGCATGAGGCTATTCAAGCCGATGCGGTTAATCCTGGTTGGCACTACGCTAATGGTCAGTTTACAGACCCTAATCCACCAGAGCAAATTCAAATTGACGCACCCAAGTCATTGACCGACATGATTCTTGCTGATGCAACAGAGTTAGCAAAACTTAAAACTGCATTAGGTTTATAAGATGCTTGAGGATGCTGAGACACGCCTCGCGGTTCACGAAGCCCTGTGTAGTGAACGCTACAAGCGCATAGATGACTCGCTATCCGTTGGTGACAAGCGCATGGCTAAGATTGAATATCTGCTTTATGCGGTGATTTTGATGGTGTTGCTAGGCCCAGGCGTGGCGGCAGAGTTTGTCAAGAAAATGATCGGTGTTTGACCCATTTACGATTGGACTTGCATTTAAAGCAATGCAAGCTGCTTATGAGGGAATAAATTACTGTTGTGAGGCTCTCTCCGAGGGCAAAGTAGCAGTTCAAAAGATAAAGAAAGCGACAGATGATGCTCAAACAATTATTAAAGACGCTAAAGGAATATGGGGTTTCTTTAGTGGGCTATTTGGTAAGTCTAAAACTGAGCCAAAAGGTCAAGACAGTAAGCCAAAGCCAGAAGGCAAGTCTGTGGCGAAAAAGGAAGTCTACACAACCCACATCCCCAACGAATCCGAAATAGTTCAACAGTTTATTGGGCATTTAGGGGCATTCTTTAGGCATCACAAAGAACTGACCGAGTATGTGGAAATCAAGTACGAGGAAGTCTTTGCAAGCGTTGACCCAGACCCAGAGACCATCCTTGAATTAAGCGTTTACAAGAACGAACTAGATCAGACTTATGTCAAACTAAGTGGGATGATGAGAGGGGCAAGCGTACCACCACAACTAGGCCCTTTATGGGAGAATTACAACCAAATTTATAGCAAAGTCCAAAAAGAACAATCCAAACGAAAAGAACAGATCAGGATTAAAAGACAAAGAGAGGCTTACAAACAAGAAAGGTTTAGACAAGAAAAGGTCGAGTTAGGCATGGGATTATTCTTAGTGCTAATCATAGTTTCTTGGCTTTACGCTGTATGGATAAATTCATTTACAGAGGGATTTTGATTCTAGTTTGTGTGATGCTTTGTATTGTTTTAATAATTACACCAGTTTTGATTAGTATGTGGATAAAGATTCAAAAAGCCGAGGTTAGATTAGAAAAGAAAGAACGCCAGATCAATCGTCAACTTTTGTCTTTAAGGGAAAAAAATGAATGAACTACTCGGTCTTCTCAAGGGTATCGCACCCACATTGGCAACTGCTGTGGCTGGCCCTTTGGGTGGGGCTGCTGTTACCGCTTTGGCTAGTAAGTTTGGCGTTTCTGATTCCGTTGATGCTGTTGCAAAGGCTATTGCGGGTGACCCACAAGCTGCTGAAAAACTCCAAGAACTAGAGTTAGAGTACGCTAAGTTAGATGCTCAAGACAGAGACTCTGCTCGTAAGGCTTACATTGCTGTTGCAACTTCTGAGAACGCTACTAAATTAGAAAAGTTAGTAGTGCCTGTTTTAGCCTTGGGTGTTGTTGGGTTAGCGTTTGGTTTAATAGGTGTGTTGATGTTTGTAGATACGCCTAATGACCAACAACAATTGGTTATTTTTGCACTTGGGTTTATTACTAGCGCGGCTGGTCAAGTGTTATCGTTTTACTTTGGCTCTAGTCAAGGCAGTAAAGACAAAACAGAAGATATGAAAGGCATGGTTAAAAAATGAACCTTACAGAGCATTTCACACTTGAAGAACTAACACACACCGACCATCGGGAACTAGAGAACACACCAAATGAACAAGAACTTGCAAACCTTAAAAGATTGGCTGAATTCCTTGAAAGAATCAAAACTGTGCTTGGCGGTAAGCCAATCATGGTTAACTCTGCGTTCCGCAGTAAAATGGTTAATGACGCGGTAGGCTCAAAAGATACCTCTCAGCATAGGGTTGGGTGCGCTGCCGATCTGAGAGTGCCTGGCATGACCCCTGATGAGGTAGTTAAGGCAATCATTGCGTCTGGGATTGGCTATGACCAAGTAATCAGGGAGTTTTCTGACCCCGTTAAAGGTGGTGGGTGGACTCATGTCTCTATACCCAACAAGTTGTTTGACTCTCCCCGTAAACAAGCCCTTATCATTGATAAACAAGGGACTAGGGTCTACGCTTAGTCTTCTACACTCATACAAAGAACTGCCACTAGGATGCCAACACCGACAAACGCGCCAATAAATAGCACAACAATAATGGTAAGAATACTGCTAAGCATCTCGACTCCTTATATCGTAAAACCAATCATCTGAGGCAACCCACTTGCGTGACCCGTCCACCGAGTAAGTTTGGGTAGCAACATTGAAGTCTGGGGTTAGTGTTCCTGACACTAGACTTTGGTCGTACCAGATGCACCGATTGTTGGGTTGGCAAGCAAACTGTCCGTTGTCAAGTTTAATGAAATTAAAGGATTTGTGTTCCTCTGCGGTCTCAGAAAAACCCGTATCAATGTCGGTCTGATCTGCAC